TCAACAGGAAATGGATCCGTTGGTAGATCATTGATTAACCTTTGGAGATTGAAAGGCTGGGGTGCTAATAGTGGTCTCCCGCCTCTCAAATAAACTTCCCTAATTATTAAAGGTAATGGACGGTAACGGTGGCCGTCCATGCCTAACTTTAATTACACCGGTTGTGGAATTACTCGCCTATGCCAATGAGTACAGAACAAGCTCTAGCCTATATGAGCAAAGATACAGCTAAGGAACCTGAGACTACAGAGACTGTCCCATCAACAGAACCTGAAGTACCAGAATCTAAATCAGAAGTTAAGGACGCCGCTTCTCCTGAAGAAACAGCTGATAAGACAAAGACCAATGACGGCGTTGAACCTAAGCCAGAAGAAGTAAGCAAGGCTGATAACCCAGCTGAACCTAAAGACGATAAAGTTGATACCAAGAAGGATAATGACAAGTCCAAGAGAGACTATGCATTCATCCGTGAGAAGAATAAGCGTAAAGAACAGAAGGCCAAATACGAGGCACGCATTAAGGAACTCGAAGCCAAGCTCAAAGAACGAGACGGCTTAGAAGAGAAACACTTTACCAAACCCGATGGCTCTCCTGACTCAAATGCATACGTTCGTAATGAATTTGCTAAACGTGACATGCAAGATGAAATCAAGCAACTCAAACAGCAGGATACATACGAGCAAGAGCAGTTTGATATTGAGCAGGACAGAATCATCACGGAGCATTGCTTCCAGGGTAAAGACCTTGAAGATTACAGAACTTTGATTAAAGACAAAGGTTCGGACTTCATGGCAGCTCTTCAGGAGAATGATCCTAATAACGTAGTGCTTAACTATTTGGATACCCTTCAGGAATATCCTGTTGTTCTCAAGGAATTGATGACAAACATGGATGCACTGCGCAGAGTCTTCCGTTCTAAGGATCCTGATTCTTTGAAGCATTCAGTAAGAATCGTTTCTGATGAGATCCTTGACAAATATCATGCACGACAGACTGCTCCTGCAGCTCCTGCTACACCAGCACAGCCAGTCCAGCCTACAGTGCCTGAGAAGAAACCTACCATTCCCGTCATTGGGAAACAAATCAGCTCTCAGAGTGGAGGTGCAGTAACAACTCATTCTTTGCTCCGAGACAGAAACACAATGAATAATTATTTGGCGACACATAAACGCCACTAGGAGAATTGAAATATGGCAAATACATTTGTTGATAACCAGAGAACCGAACTTGTTCTCATTCGTTCCGCTGAAGCAGCTCCGTATCTTACTGTCGGTGCTAAGAGCTACTGTGCTGACCAGCTTGCTGGTAAGCGTAATGGACAGACTTACGAGTTTGTTATCCGCGACGCAGGTGAATACGTTGAAGGTATGGACATTTCCGAACATGTCTCTAACCTCGTTGAACGTAAGGTCTCTAAGACCATCGGTATCGGTAACGTAGCTATCAAGACTAACTTGCTTGAGAAGGTTACTGACGTTAATTGGGACAAGGAAATCGCTACACCTCAGGGTGAGAAGATTGCTAAGGGTCTCGTTGCTGGCGTTCTTGATAAGGACCTTGGTCTTCAGAACACTGCATTCGTTGGTACTGGCTTCCTTCCGCTCTTCAAGGCATCTAACTACCTTGAGTCCATCAGCTCTGAATCTCAGTACGCATTCGTGGATCCGATGATTGATTCTATCATGCAGTCTGCAGGTAAGGCATACGTTCCTGCTGATGGCGTAGAACCGGTCTACCAGAAGGGTCTCCGTGGTAAGATTGCTCAGGCTGAAGTCCGTACTCAGCAAGGCATGCCGGTCCTTGAAATTTCTGAGGAACTTGCTGCTGAACTCGCATCTGCTACTGTTGCTTCTTACGCAACTGGTGCTGACTACGATACCCTCACATTGACTGGTGTAACCGAAGACATTCCGAAGGGAACTCCGTTGTTCGTTGAAGGCGTTTACGCAACTGACTTGGTTGGCGTAAAGACTTCTGCTCCGAAGGCATTCATCGCTATCGAAGACGCAACTGCTGGTGCTGTAAAGGTCCGCAAGGTTGACTTCGTTGGTGAAGGCACTAAGGAAGCAACTGCTATGCCTAAGGCTAATGACAAGCTCAAGAATCCTATCAAGGCTGGTACTTACTTCACTGGTATCTTCCGTGTAAACGGTGCTATGGAGTTTGATACTCTCCCTGAACTTGACTGGTCTAACGCTGACAGCCGAGTAACTTCTCCGGATGGTATCACATTGCACGAAGGCCGCGCAGTTGATGTTCTCAAGGGAACAAACGCAACTCGTTGGGCTATCGCTGCTGTTGCTGGTATTGTTGAACCTCGTGGCTGTGCTTACGTCTGCATCAAGGACGCAACTGCCAACTTGGTATCGATGTAATCTAGCATCGCTCTGATTTCCTTCAGAGACTGACTCTCTAAGGAGAGTACATAATTTAACCCCTGGGCAGACCGCTCAGGGGTTTCTTTGTCTTAAAGGCCAAGTACTTTCTTGTATTCGCCTATTCGGTTATCTAGCCATCTACCATTGAGATACTTGTACTGGTGCTGCAGAATTTCATTATAATGCTCAGTCGCACGCTCTACAATGAACTTAATTGCAGTCGGGGTTGACCCTACGGGTATCTTCTGATAAGGATGAGCGCCCTCAAATGGGCTACCAGGGAAGTCAGATACAAGACAGACTCTACCAATAGCAGCAGACTCAAGATACTTCAAATCAGACTTGCACTTATTGAACTCATTGTCTGCCAACGGAGCTATAATGAACTTTGCTTCACGTGACTCCTGATAGAATGCTTGCGGATAGACAGTTAGCAACGAACCATTCGTATTCTTATATGGCTTGATGAAGTAAGGACAAAGTGACTTACAGATAACTTTCTTATTAGACAAGTACTGAACAAGATTCTTATCAAAGTCACCAAGTTTCTTATTGACATTATCAAAGTGCGTATATGAACCAGCATACATAAAGATATCTTCTTTAGGTACTGGTGTGTAAGGGAAATACCAATCCTTATATGACAAGCAGTTCGGAATGACTGTTATCTTATCTTCAGGAACAAACTGCAGCAAAGACTGTTTAAGTTCTTCTGTTGTGACTGTAATGTGGTCAGCCAGTTCATTAAGGTATTTCTTCATTGCTTCAGTATTTCCTTTACAGTCAAGTTTATTTCTGCAAAGGTTATAGTCAGGCAAAGACTCACCTTTATATTCCCAAATGAGATCATCATAGTCAATGATAAACTTTACACCAGTCTGTTTCTTGAAGTTAAGTAGCTTTGACATCAAGTCTGCTGTAAGGATTCGCTGTGTATAGATAACCTGCTGACCACAAGTACGATACTTACTAGCTGCTGAAATAGTAACGTCATGTCTCATTAACTGAAGCATGTTACCTACTTGCATCAAACGGTAATAACCACATCCACCGTTATCGGCTGGTACTATGTTAATGATTGGTTGCTTCTTAGTCTCTTCCATGTTGGACTCCTATCTTATGTGTGGAATATTCATCGAGGTAAAGATCATATTCTTCTTGACAATGATCTTCAATACATTTCTTTCGGCGACCTTGTTCTTGCCGATTCGTATAGAAATGAATAGCTGCTGTATAAGCAATTCTATATGCGTATGAGTAAAGTTTACCCTTATCGGGATTAAACATCAATACACCAGGTAACAGTTCAAAGTATTGCTGTTCAAGAATCTGTTCTTTCTCTTGGTATGGTTTATTCTTAAATTTCGGTCCTTCCATACAGATAATACATACAGTCAATATGTAGACGCCATACCTGTCATTCTCACTTTCTGATAGTTGCTTACCTGATTTAAGTTTAGTTACTAGCTGTTGGAAATCATTTAGGTCGAGGTCGTAATACTTCGTGTATGCAGGATCTGTATATGAGATGTCCGATCTTCTCTTTCTGTGTGGATTTGTCCAGGTCGGTAACTTCATAACAATTCTCCTTTCTATAATTTATACCTAGTACCTTTCTAATTATTCAATAGACATAAATCATTCGGCTATGCTTAGGAGATAAGAATAAATGATTAACGATTTAGATATAGTCCAGTGGGCGTATCTTCTCGACCCAGCTTTCCAGCTTGTGAATTCCGCTGGTAAACCTTTGACAGACGGTTGGATAGAAGTTTACTACCACGGTACACGCAATAAGTATTACTGTGCCTCAGACTTTGATGGCACATTGCATCCTTTCAAGATTCCTTTAGATTCCCTTGGTTCTAATATCGTATTGGCGTCTCCTGCCTATGCATACGATATTTACGTCTATAACAAGTTTGGTTCTCTAGTAATGAGTCGCTATAATGTATCTCCAGGCAATACTGGTGGTAATTCTGGTGGCAGTGTTCAACCAACAGATGAAGACGCAGAACATTGGTTGGGTCAGTATGGTGCTACTCAGCCTCTCTATGGACAGAATGCAGGACAGACATTGGCTTTGCCTTCTAATCCAGACTATCATGGTAATTTCGTTGACCGCGTTGAATATGGAACGATAAATCCTGAAGGTGGCACAGCAGTTTATCCTAAGTATATGTACTTGAAGCCAGGTCTTTACTTGGTTAACTGTGTAATTCGTTTCCAGCAGAAATCAGGCACAGAAGTTAATAGACTTGATGAATTGCTTGTCTATACAGGCAATGGTAATGCAAATGAAGACGTTGCATGGCAGCTAGATGAAACCGGACCTTTGACTGATGGTGATTGTCGTCACTGTCTTAAGTTGACATTCATTCGTAAGGTTCTTGATACAGGTGAGACTTCACCGGTTGACTGCAGCAATGTACTTTACTTTGCTCCTTCGCCAAAGGTTGATTGGAAAGACGCCTACATTCAGACATTGCAGATTGTAAAGCTTGGTGCTGGCTTTGGTGGATCATCTTCTGCTTCAGGAGGTGTTGAGTATAAAGCAGGTCCTGGTATTTCCATTGACATCTATAACAACATTTCTGTAACTGGAATGCAGCCCGCTTCTTCTATGGGCGACTATGTTACATACGAAGTTTATAATGAATTCGTCAATAATGTAACAGGTGACCTTAATGATCTTCAGAGTGAGATAGACGCTGTATCTGCTGCTGTGTCTGGTGGTGGTCAAGTATATACCGCAGGTCAGTATATTTCTATACAAGGAAATGAAATCTCGGTAACCGGTTTGCAGCCAGAAGGTGACTATGCATCTCAGTCTGACTTAGAGAATCTTGAGAATGTAGTCAATAATGTAACAGGTGATGTTGAAGAAATTACTAACATCATCAATAATGTAACCGGAGACGTTCAGAACCTGACTACTATCGTCGAGAACGTCACAGGGGACATCAATAACCTTGAGACAATAGTCAATAATGTTACAGGTGATATAAATGTTCTCGAGACGAATATAAGCGGAGTTACAGGGGACATCTCTCAGATTGAGTCAGATATTCAGACAGTTTCGGCTGCTGTTGATTCTGTTTCAGCACAGATACCAGAATCTGAAGAAGTTGAGTTTGAAGAACTTGACATTTCCAACTTCGCTACTAATTCTCAGGTTACTGCATTGGAAGCAGAGATTCAAGAAGTATCTGCTGCTATTCCTACAGACGTTGTTACTCATGATGAATTGGCAAATGTTACAGGTGATGTAACTAACCTTACAGAAATTGTCAATAATGTATCTGGTGATGTAACAAATCTTACTGAGGTAGTTAACAACGTTACAGGTGATATCTCACAGATAAATGTTGACATACAGAATGTATCCGCTGCTGTAGATTCAGTAAGTGGTCAAATTCCTGAAAGTGAAGAAGTTGAGTTCGAAGAATTAGATGTATCTCAATTTGCTACAAACAGTGATTTGCAGGCAGTATCTGCAGCAATTCCTGACATATCTAATTTGGCAACTGAGAATGAAGTTCAATATGTATCTGGTGTTATTGATGCTGTATCTGCATCTATCCCAGAAGCACAAGTTAACTCTGACTGGTTAGCTACAAGTGGTGTAGCTGAGATTCTTAACAAACCTCAGGAAGTTGCTGTTCGTGCAGGTGATGGTATTTCTATCACAGTAAGTGGCGATGATGTTATTATTTCTGCTGAAGGCGGATCTGTAACTGGTGAACTAGCACAGCTTGAGCAGGAAATTCAAGAAGTGTCTGCTGCTATTCCTGACGCACAGGTTCAGTCAGACTGGACTGAAGCAAACACTTCATCTAAAGCATACATCCAGCATAAACCACAACAGACTGAACTAATTGCAGGTCAGAACATTTACTTAACTGACACAGCAAGTGGTTTAATGATATCTGCTGAAGGTGGTTCTGTAACAGGTGACTATGTAACACATGATGAATTGGCAGTAGTAACTGGAGACTTTGCTACTGAGGCTGAACTTCAGACAGTAAGTGCTGCTATTGATGCAGTATCTGCATTGATTCCTGATGCACAAGTTAATGCTGACTGGAATGCTGTTTCTGGTAAGGCTGAAATACTTAATAAGCCAGATATCATGGATGTCGATATTAAGCAGATTACAGCTGGTGAGAATGTAACTATTACGGAAACAGCAAGTGCTATCATTATTTCTGCTCAAGGCGGTGGTGGTACTGTTACAGGTGATTACGCAACAAATGCAGATTTGCAGACAGTAAGCGCTGCAGTTGACGCAGTATCTGCTGAGATTCCTGCAAGCGAAGAAGTAGAGTTTGAAGAACTTGATTTGTCGCAGTTCGTTACAGAATCTGCAGTCACTGGACTTGAAGCACAAATACAGACTGTATCAGCAGCAATCCCTGATGTTTCCAATTTGGCAACAAAGTCTGAAGTTGAAGCAGCAGTTGATACTGTAACAGGAATGATACCTGATGTATCTAATCTTGCTACTGAATCTGATTTGCAGACTGTAAGTGGCGCAGTTGACAGCGTAAGTGCTTCAATTCCTTCTCAAATTGAAGTTGAATTTAAAGAACTTGATTTGTCGCAGTTCGTCACAGAATCTGCTGTAACTGGATTGGAAGCAGACATTCAAACAGTATCAGCTGCTATTCCAGATACATCTAACTTTGCTACGGAAGCAGAACTTCAAACGGTGTCCGGAGCAATTCCTGATGTAAGCAGCTTTGCTACCAAGACTGAACTTCAGACAGTATCTGGTGCTGTTGATTCTGTAAGTGCTTCAATTCCTTCAAGCGAAGAAGTAACATTTGAGGAACTCGATGTTTCCGCATTTGCTACTGAAGCAGATTTGCAGACAGTATCTGCCGCTATCCCTGATGTTTCAAACCTTGCTACAAAGACAGAAGTTGGAAATGTTGAGGCTGATGTTCAAACTGTTTCTGCTGCTATACCTGACGTAAGCAACTTTGCTACTGACACAGAAGTTTCTGCGGCAGTCTCTGGTTTGCAGAATAAATTAACTGGTATCACGGATGTGGTCGTAACGAACAGCTTGCCGGTATCGCCTGTTGCTACTGTTCTTTACCTTATTCCTGAGGCATAATATGTCAAACATTGGTAACAGTAAGATTGCAGAAATGTATGTAGGAGGAACCAAGATAGCACAAGCCTATGTTGGTTCTGTCCTCGTCTTTGCTTTGCCTTCTGGTTATGATTCATATAAGGTTCATATTACTTGGAGCAGCAACGATAACTTTAACATGGCAGGTCTTAAGATTAACGGTGTTCAAGCAACTCAAGCTCAATGTACTTCTATTTGGTATTATCAAGATAATACTTGGAATGAACTAAGTTCATCAGACAGAAACGTCGCTATTGACTGGAGTAATGATGGCGGTAAGGGTATGTATGGTACTGCGATTGATATTAACTTTACTTCAGATGATCCTGTCACACAAGTTCAGATCCATACTGGTAAATGGTATGGTGGTGGTTCTATGACAGTAACGATGCATGTTGCTGGCGTTAAAGATGGCGTTGAGACAGACCTTGGTTATACATCTGAAGCGAACAGTGCAGATAAGACTTACACAATAAACGTTTAGGAGTAATAAATGTCAAAGATTTATGCGTTCAATAATTCATTGGTTCAGGCTGGCAATAACTTGCTAGCTGGTGAACCTGGAGGCACTGGACCTACTTACATCCCGGGTCAGTACATT